CTCGGCGGCGTCAAGCAGGTGACCATCGCGGCGGGCGCCAGCGCGGCGGACATCGTGACCGCACTCAAGACAGCCGGCATCGCCAAGTAACCAATCCAACAACCCTTATAAGCCCGCCCATTGTGGCGGGCTTTCGTATATCTGAAAGGAACCCTCAATGAGTGGAACCCTGGAAAAGAACATCATCAGCCCGTCCGAGGCGTCGGGTGTGGTGCAGTCCGGCTTCGATTTCATCGACGGCCTGCTGCCGTTCGGCTCCGTGTTCCCCGTCAAGTCGAATGACGGCAAGGACACGGTGACGTGGCAGAAGATCATCCCGCCGAAGGAGACCGACGCCATGAAGTTCCGCGCCTGGGACGCGGAGGCCGCTCACGGCAAGACCGTCGCCCAGTCCGGCGAGAACTACACGGGCCTTATCCCGCTGTCGAAGATGGGCCACATCTCCGAACGCGACGTCATCAACCACACGGGCGATTCCGCGTGGCTGCATGACAAGGCCGTGGAAATCCTCACCCAGTTGGGTCAGGAGGCCGCCGTACGCATCGAACTGGCCCGCATCGCCGCCATGGTGGACGCGAAGATCACCGTCGAGGAGAACGGCCTGAAGGCCAACACGTGGACGTTCGACCGTCCGACCAGCATCTCCAAGCTCACTCCCGCCAAAGTCTGGTCGGACGTGAAGTCCGATCCGGTCACGGACGTGCAGAAGTGGGTGGACGCCATCAAGAAGGAGCGTGGCCGTACTCCGGGTGCCGCGCTGACCACCAGCAAGGTCATCGACGCGCTGCGCACCAACGAGTCGTTCATCACCGAATACACGGGCGTTTCCCTTGCCAATTCGAAGCCGCGCCTGACCCGCGCCGAAGTGCTGGACGTGCTGCGTACCGCCTGCGGCCTCGCCGACGTGCGCATGATCGACGTGCTGTACACCGACCTTGAGGTCAACAACGGCTTCAAGATGCCGGTGGACACGAACACGCTGATCCCCAACGGCACGTTCATCATGTTCCCGTCGTACAACGACACGGGTCTCGGCTTCACCGCCTCCGGCCCGACCGCCGAAGGACAGGACGCCGAATACGGCATCAACAAGAGCGTGAACGACGGTTTCATCGGAGCCATGTTCTCCGGTGGCGCCCCGGTCAAGTACGACCTGTGGGCCAACGGCACGATGATGCCGATCCTGCAGGAGGCCGTCAGCACCGCGAAGGCTTCCGTCCTCGGATAGTAAGGAGGGGTCGTGGCTTCCATCGATTCCATCGACTGGCTGAAATGGTTGCGTGTCAACGCGCTCGACCAGCCCGACCTTCTCCTTGACCGGTTTCCCAACGCATGGCTGCTCAATGAGTGCGGGGTCGCTGCCGACATGGTTCAGGCTGAATGCCAGAACGTGGCCCCGCGTTATCAGAACGGCCTGTTGAAGGAGCGCACGCTTGGCTATGTGGTGAGCCAGATGGTGTTGCGTGTCGTCCGCTACCGGCAGTTCAAGACCGAATCGAACGGCAGCTACTCGTATACGAACTTCGATGCGCAGGACAATCCGCCCGGCAAGGACGGTTCCATGAACCTGTACGTGTCGAAACGTGAGAAAGCACTGTTGGAAGGCCATTCCGACTCGATGGGCCCGATGGGTACCGTGCATATGGGTCTCGACCGCGCCTACGGCATGTGAGGCGCTTATGGAGACCTATGACATGGGCCACCTCTACGACGGGGTGGACATCGACGAGCTGGGCGGAGGTCACCTGTACGACCGTACGGAATTGACCGGCCATGGCGTCCAACAGTTGTTCGATACGGATTACGTGATCGTGGTCAACCGTCGTCATGTGCAGGACGCGCATGGAGGCTATCACGAGCAGGTCGGCGACCCGGTGAAGGTCGTGTGTTCGGTCGAAGGCCGGGCGCAGCAGGCCGGCATGTTCTCCATCAGTGGCGCCGAGGACAAGAGTCCTTCCGGGCAGAACGGCGGGGGCCTTCAGGAGGTCACGCCCTTGCAGATTCTCGCACGCCAGTGGCCCGGTGATATTCATTCGCGTATCTGGTACAAGGGCGACTGGTATGACGCCGATGGCTATCCGACATGGCGTGGCAGCGGCAGCGTGCTTTCCCGTCATTGGGAGGTTCGCTGCCGTCGCGTGGTCATCGGCGGCTACGTGCCCGGCGGCATTCCCGAACCCGTATGGTCGAAGGAGGTGGGCGCCGATGGGCCGCGTGACCATCAGACCGGGGATAGGCCGTGACGTGGCGCTCATGTTCGGCCCCTCGATAACCCTCGCCGCAGCCGAGAAAGCGGCCGTCATGGTCAAAACGCAGATGGGGGTTGGAACGGTTGACGACCGTAATCATGCGGTGGCGCGAGCGGACTTGACGGATCGCATCGACGTCTCCGTCCGCCCCGGCCATGCGCAGGACCATTCGGTCGTTCTCAGCGTCAAAGGCCGTGAGGGAACGGAAATCGCCTCGCATTTGGAGTTCGGTTACGTCAACAATCGTGCCGGACGTCGTTTGGCCGGCATGCATTCCATGCGCAACGTTGCGTCGAAGCTGAAGGTGTAGGCCGTCATGGACAACATCTTCAAACACCTCGCCATCGATGTGAGGGAAAGCATCGACGCCGAACAGGTCGTCTACGAACTGTTGAACCGTGAATATCCGAACGAGGATTGGGCGTCGGTCGCAGTGTACAGCGAAATCGACCTCGACCTGAACGCCGTGACCGAGAACGGCCGGGTGATTCTCTATGAGGTGTCTCCCGGCCAACAGGTTGACAGGGGCTTGTGGCGGTTCACCGTATCGTTCACCGTTCTCGCCGCCGACACGAACAATCCGAGCGGTTTTGCCCGCGACCTGTACCGCACCGTCATGGGATGGCCGTTCGAGGAGAAGACCTCGGCGGGCAAGATAAGCCGCATCAACAGCATTGATTCCCCACAGCGTCGCAGCGACGCCAAGGAGAACCAAGGCAAGAACATCAAGGAATACGGTTTCGACGCATCAATGGACGCGCGGGACCTCATCTGACCTACAGGGGTCGGCCACATGGCCGGCCCTTTTCTTTTACCCAAATCCAATATCCGAAAGGAACCATCATGGCTATTAACGGCGATGCGCTGCTTCAGGCCGCGCGAGGAACCGTGTTCACGGCCCCGGCCAAGACCGCCATCCCGACTGCCGGCGTCAAACAGTTTCTGTTGAACTCCGGTAGTGTGAAGGTCGGCACCGCGGACACTCCCGTTTGGGATAATCTCGGCCACACGTCCAATTCCAACAAGATCAGCTTCAGCAAGGACGGCGGCGACACCACCACCATCGACACGTGGCTGATGGCCGCCGCACGCACTTCCACCGAAGCCCCGACCATCACCGTCAGCGGCGCCAGCGTCCAGGGAGACAAGGCGACGTTGAAGAAGGTCACCGGCGGCTGGGATGGTGACCACGGCGGCGTGATCGTGCCCATCAAGCCGATCGTGCAGAAGCTCGCCTTGTTCGTCCTCGCCTACGATGACGGCGACAAACTGTCCTTCGGCTTGTATCTGCCGGAGACCGATTTCACGTTCGACACCATCGACCTGACCGGCGACGAGTTCGCCGAGTTCAGCTTCAACGCGGTGGTCAAGTCCACCGATGCCCTGAAGAAGGGCCCGAACGGTGAGACTGGAGGCTACGCGCTGTTCAGTCCGGAGGATTTCAAGTAGGGTCCGCAGCCATCCGCGCTGCGGATGGTGGAGACCCGCCAGCCACAGTCGAGGCTGGCAAGGATATCCGGCTCGCGGGCCAGCCTTCCACTCTCGGCGGGGTGAAGCTGCCGGCTCCCACCGCCTGACATTGATTCATCCCCATACGGTTCTCCTATCCGGGCCGTATGGGGATTCTTCATTCACGGATAGGGTTTCACGGATAGGAGGACGGCAATGACCGCCAAGAAAAACGACACCGAGACTCCGAAGAAGGAGTTTCCCGAAACTTTCGGCCAGCTTGTCGAGGAATACCCGGAGTTGAAGGGGCTTCCAGAGCTGGTTCCCGCATACGACTTCAACGCGGAGCAGTCCGCTGATTTCACGGTGCTTCTCACGCTTCTCGACACTCAGATGCCGGGGCTCGACGCCAAGGATGATCCGATGGACGCAGCCCTGCTCGTCGCCCGCGTCGTATCCATCTCCAATGATTTCTACAAGGGTCTTGCCAAGGACGAGAAGGCTTACGAACAGTGGGCCACGGGCCGTGACGGCAACGTCCTGTTCTCAGCGTTCCTTGCCCTGAGCATGTTCTACAGGGTCGAACTGGGAAAATCCGAAGCGTCGAGGACGCCTACCGAAACTGCCCGGTCGAACTGACCTGCGACTTCAGACGCTTCTACAACCTTGATATGCCCGCCGCCCTCCACGAGTATGACGGCGGGTTTCTCGTAAGGCTCCTGCAGGGTTTGTCGGGTTATGACGAGTCCCTGTACCGCGAATGGCTGCTGAATCATCCCATGCAATCCGAGACCGCCGATGAAGGCGAGTCACGGCGCATGCTCTCCTATCACCGTTATTCGCAGGATACGAGCCTCCTGCTGGGCATTTTCAACCATGTGGGCGCGTTGACGTGCGGGCTCATGGAAACCAAGAACGGCAAGCACCCCGAGTTCACGCCGATTCTTCCCCCGGACACGGAACAGCCGGAAAAGCCGGTCGAGGCGAACCTCGATTCGATGAAGGCCTTGTTCTCCTCCCGATAACTGAAAAGAGGTTCGCCGATGGCAGTATACGAGGGCGGTGCCGTTGGCATCAGCATCTACCCGGACACCAATGACTTCGGTGCGGAATTGCGCCGCAAGCTCGCACGTTACGCGGACGAAAGTCTCGACATTCCACTGAACGTGGACGTTGATGATGCGAGCTGGACCGCCACGAAACGGCGCATACAGTCCGATGACCTGACCAAGACGGTCGAGATTCGCGGTGACGATAAGACACTGCGGAAAATGGTCGATGGCATCAACGACCGTAAAATCTCTCCGAAGGTTGAACTCGACCAGGCGATGACCAGCCTCCGCAAGCTCGAAAAGGAGCTTGACGGAGTCCGTGGCAACGCGAAACGTATGGGTAAGGCCATCAAGACCGCATCCGACAACGGCTACCGATGGAAGGTGTCTGCCCGGTACGCGAAGCAGTATGGCCAGATTCTTTCCAAGCAGACCGCGTTGGAGAAGAAGTACGGCGCTCAGAGCGAACGGGTTCTGGGCAAGACCCGCAAGAACATTCGTCAGCTTCAGGACGCGATCCTCAAGTTCAAGCCACTCGGGTCGAACGTCGTGGAGATGAACGAAGCGAATCTTGCGATCGCGCGAATCGACCGAGAGATAAAACGGCTGAGGGACAATCCTGACGCGAAGATTCGCATCGACATCGACCGTTACGCGAAGGTCGTTTCCGACCTTGAGAACGTGGCACGCAAGACCGACGAGCTGAACCGCAAGGAAGCCCGCGTCAAGTTCTATACGAACGGCGCCGACAAGCTCAAACGCGAGCTGGATGATCTGCGCCGCCGTTACGTGAACCTGCCCAAGGAGATAGAAACCTCCTACAGGCAGGCCATCGACCGCATGAACACTGCCGGCCATCTCGCCGGACGTGACAAGGATTTCAAATATGTGGCCGACCTTGACCTCGATGTGAGCAAGGCCCGCCGCAAGGCCCGTGATTTCCAGAACGACCACGACAAGCTGGAGATGGACCTCGACCTGAAGTCGGCTGCGGCTTCCGCGCATCTCATGTACCTGACCCGTCCGCGCAGCGTGGAAATCTACGCGAAGCTGCACGCCACGGACATGGGCAAGCTTATCGACGGCATGCTCTACGGTGCCACCGGTCTGCGTGGGGTCAACAACCAGTTCCAGCGATTGGTGAATTTGTTCGACACGTTGGACACGAAGGTTCCCGTGCTGGGTGCGGTGGGCACCGTCATCGGCGGATTGTCCGCCGGCGCGGTGAACCTCTCCTCCAGCGTGCTCGGCGTCGCCGCCAGTCTCGGCGCCATGAGCAAGGCGGCTTTCGCGGCTCCAGCCGCCATCACCGGCTTGGGTGCGGCGTTCGTCGTGCTCAAGCATGCGTGGGGCGACAAGGGTGGCACGTTTAGCGACCAGATCGACATCGCGTCCACGAAGCTCGCTGGTTTCGGCGACGCGATGGACGAGGCGTTCTACGAGAAGGCACGCCCCGCCATCAGAAGCCTGATGGACGATGTGAGCGGCACGCTTATCCCCGGCATGACCGGCGTCGCTTCCAGCGAGGGCAAGGTGGTCGAGGGGCTGGCGGACATCATCCGCGAGTCCGACAAGGCCGGCGAGCTTTCCACGATCTTCTCCCGCACCTCCGAGGCCGTGGACAATCTCAATCCGGGATTGCAGAGCGTGGTGAAGTCGTTCCTCCGCTTGGGTGACGGCACCAGCCAGTACCTGCCGCGCGCCGCCTCCTATTTCAGCGACATGACCTCGAAGTTCGCCGACTGGGTGGATAAGACCCGATCCACCGGCGAGATCGTCGCGTCGATGAAGCAGGTGGTCGAACAGGCCGGATACCTGAAGGACTCGTTCAAGGGCGTGTGGGGCATCGCCACGGGCCTGTACTCCGCTTTAGCGGAAAGCCAGAACGGTCTCGAGGGTTTCAGCACGGTTGTAGGCAAGGCCGACCGTGCGGTGAACTCCGCCAAATTCCAGACCACGTTCAAGACGTGGGCCAAGGGCGCGGAGGCCGCGAAGGACGAGATGCGCAACGCCTTCTCGGATATCGGTTCCGCGGCCTACGAGCTGCGTGACACCACTGCGGGAATGTTCACCGATGCGGGCAATACGATCAGCTCGTTCACCCGTAACGCGAGCCGTCTTCTGAAGAACTCGAAGGATGGTATCAGCGGCTTCTCGTCGGGAGTGTCCGAAGGCTTCCAGAAGGTGTTCGACGCGGTTGGCGACGCGAGTCCCGCGTTCAACCAGTTGCTGAAGACCGTGGGCCAGCTGTCCAAAACGTTCGGCGGTACCCTTGCCGCCACGTTGAAGGCCAGCGCGCCGCTCATCACCACGGTCGCCAAAGCCGCCGAGGCCACCGCCAATGCGTTCAGCAGGCTGCCCGAACCGATTCAGGCCGCGATAGGCCTGTACGCCACGTTCGGCAAGGCGGGCATGACCGCTTGGAACACGGTGAAGACCGGTCTGGTCGAGAACACGCTGCGCATGGTCGAATACCAGAAGGCGTTGAACGGGCTCGGCGTGACCACCAAGACCGCCGGCGCGAGCATGAAGGATGCGGTCAGCGGTTTCATCGCCGCCAACCCGGCCTTGAATGGCATAGCCGACAGCGTGAGGAACGCAAACGGCGTGCTAGGAAAGACCGGTGCTTTGGCCAAAGGTGTCGGCAGCGCCGTGCTGGGCGCGTTCGGCGGGCCGGTCGGAGCCG